CCAGGTGAATTTGAGCGCATGAATAGTGTGCTTGACTCTTATGTTCAAAGTCAAGTTGAGCATATTAAAAATAGCGAGCGGCTTAATGATCTTGCAAATGAAAGAAATAAAATTGAACAGCGTATAGGTGAGATTCAGCAGCAAGTTGATTTGGGGTTTATAAATAAAGCCGGGGGAATTCGAGAAGAAATAAATGCGCAAAAAGCATTGATTGGAACCCTAAAAGCTAGGAAAAAGCTAGTTGATGATCCTACGGAAGTTGATAGCCTTATTGCTGCAGCTCAGTATAAATTGCTCGAATTACAGCAAAATATGAAAGAGCAAGTAGGTAGCGGATGGGAAGGATTTAAGCAGGGGGTTAGGGATTTCACCTCCGACCTCTATAGTAATTTTCAACTCTGGCAAAGGGCTGCCCAGGATACTGCGAGCGGCATGGAAAGTGCGTTTGAGACTTATTTCTTTGATGCCATGCAAGGGAGGTTTGAATCGTTTAAGGACTATTTTATTGGCTTTCTTGAGAGTATTCAGAAGGCTCTTTCTAAGTTGCTGGCTGAGCAAGTTACAGGGCAAATTGTTGGTGGGATTGCAGGAGCCTTCAGTGGGGGCGTAGGGCTTAGTTCTCAAGGCGGCATGGTTGGAAGCGTACCCGAAGGGTCATTTATGACTCGCCCAGGTGGGCCAATCCTTACTGCGCAAAGGCAATATGCAAATGGTGGTTGGATCAAAGAACCAGTTTTTGGCGTTGGTCTAAATTCCGGGGAAAGCTATTCTTTTGCTGAGAAACGGCCTGAATATGTGAATGCCAGACCCTCTGGGGCTAATGTCCAGGTTAATGTAATCAACCAAACCGGACAGCCCGTGGAAGCCTCACAGGGCAAAACTCGCTTCGATGGCAAGAAATTCATCGTAGACGTTGTTATGGATGATGTAAATAGGGGGGGCCGACTTAGAGGCTTGTTTGGGAGGTAAGGATGGCTTTTCCTAGTTTAAGCAGGCGTCCTAGCAAGATTCAGAAATCCGCTAGGGATAATGCGATTAAAAAGGAATTTGGGCAAGGTTATGAGCATCGGAGGCCGAGGTTTACTAGGCCAGTTTATGACTTTTTGGTGAGTTACGATTTGCTGCCAACTGCTGATGTTGATTTGCTCATTGCACATTATGAGGGAGTAGGGATGTATGCTTCTTTTAATTGGGCAGATAGAGAAGGCAATGTGTTTGAGGTTTACTATGATGAACCTATTGAGTATGATTTCGCAGTTGAGGGTTGGTATCAGGTTAAGGCTATTAAGTTGAAGGGTGTTTAGGGATGCTGAATTTACCTTATGAGATTTTAGTGGAGAGTAATAAGCTGAGTTCAGATTCTGCTTGGCTGGCTACCTTTGAGGTTGAAATAGATATTGGGCAAACTCTTAGGGTTGTTAATAATAATGAAGATGTGACTATTGATGGGTATGTTTATACTAGATTTCCTTTTCAGATTGAACCCTATGAGAGTAAGAGTTCTGGGGAATTAAGTGCGCTCACTATTAGTTTGTCCAATGTTAATAGGGTTGTGCAACAGTATTTAGAGCCTTATGATGGGCTTGTGGATAAGAAGGCATATGTTAAGATTTTTAATTCCAATTATTTGACTGCCGCAAAAGTTGCAATTAGTTGGGAATTTATTATCACGGACACTCAGTGTGATGAAGAGGTTGTTACTTTTACATTGGGTGCTAGTAATCCATTTTTACAGCTTTTTCCCAATTACCGATATTTGTATGCCCATTGTAAGTGGAAATATAGGGGGTTGGAGTGTGGATATTCTGGGGCTGATCCGGGAGGAGAATTTGCTGATCCTTGTCCTAGGACATTTGAGGCTTGTGAGGCAAGAAGCAATGGCCCGAGGTTTGGTGGCTATTCTGGATTAAAGCCCGGAGGTACTAGAATTGTCTAACTCCCTTTATGCCAATTTGCTAGGCAAGCCCTTTAAACTGGGAGGGCATGGCCCGGATTACTATGATTGTGGTGGGCTAGTTAAGGAGATCCTAGATAGATTAGGCCAGCCCCCTTTGGATTTTAATTCTCTTGTTAGTATTAGAGCAAGGGAAGGGGAAATTGAGCAAGCCCTTTTGGGCTTTGAATCCATTGATAATATAGACCCCCCTTGTGTGCTTGCCTTCTATAATGAGCATGGATTTGTTGCCCATGCAGGAGTGGCACTTTCAAAAGATTGGTTTATTCACACTTGCAAATCAGTTGGGTATGTTAACCTTGAGCGTCTTTCAGAGGATTGGATATGTCGGATTGCCAAAATCTACAAATTGAAGTCAGCCTAGTTCATAATCCTTTTGATAGAAGGGACCGGACTTCTGTTGTAAAGACTGTTGAAGTTAGGACTCTGGCAGAGCTTGCTAATGAGGTTGTGCCCAAGGGGGTTGAGGTTGTTGCTTCTATTAATGGGCAGGTTGTGGAAAGGGAGGATTGGGGCAGTAGGGAATTGCGAGTTAAGGATTCCGTTACCTTCCTGCCCACGACTGGCGATAGTGATGTGCTTAGGATTGTGTCTTTTATTGCTGTTGCTATTGTTTCAGCAGGGGCAGGGGCTATTATAGGAGGTATGGGATTTACGGGGGCGGCCTTTGCAGGTGCAGCCGCATCTGTTGGGATTTCCATGATTGGTGGGTTGATTATCAATGCCCTACTTCCTCCGAAATTAGAAAAGCCTGAATTAGAATCCCCTTCACAGGCATACAGTTGGAATCCTGTTACTACTCAGTCCCAAGGGATTGCTATTCCTACTGTCTATGGGACTTATAGAGTTAATGGGAACATTATTGCAGGGAATACGCAACAAAAAGAGGAGTATGGGATTTATTTAAATGCCTTGGTTTCTCTTGGCATGGGTCCGGTGAAAGGGATTCGGGATATTAAGATTAACGATCAGCCTGATCCGATGAGTAATTTTGAAGGTGTTAGTATTGAAACCAGAAGGGGGTTTGTTAATCAGGCCCCTATTACAGTTGGGACATTTGGGGAAGGGGTAAAGACTGAATATAATCCTAATGTTACAATAGAACAAGGGAATTCGTATACTTATGTAACACCCGGGAGTAATTTTGATTCTCTTGAGATTGTAATTGCTTGGCCCCAAGGTTTGGTGGTTTATAGTAATAAGGGCAAGGCTAGAAGGGCTACGGTTGAATACTCATTAGAAGCTAGAAAAGTTGGCACAACTGAGTGGATTAATGTTGATGCTTCTGCTGATGAAACTACGCTTACTAATTATAATGGAGTCTGGGTTGCAGGGTATTATAACTTCAAAGGGAAGTTCACTGTAGTAACTTCCGAAGCGTCTAGTCCAGACGCCCATTCAGAAGGGGATTTGCATTCAGTTACTCATAGAAATGTAGGCGTTTATTGGCGTTGGGTTGAGAATGAGAATTTACCCACTGGAGTTGTTCCTACTATTAAGAAGTCAGGAAGTAAGGCCGGGGAGCCTTTTTATAATACGCATAAAATTAATATCTACGATAAAGGCCAATATGAAATTAGGGCCACTTTTGTAAATGCCTATCTTTCTAGGGATAATAACCCAATTACTACTACGGTATTTGCTACTGTTAGGGAGGTGGAGAATACTAGGTTTACATACCCTAGGGAGGCACTTGTTGGAATTGAAGCTCTTGCTACAGAGCAGCTTTCTGGGGGATTTAATTTTAGTGCTCTGGTTGATGGGAAGTTGGTTAGAGTTTGGAATGGTACCTCTTGGAGCATAGAATGGTCAAATAATCCTGCCTGGGTTTGTTGGGATATTCTAACTCAGCCTGTTTATAATAATACGCAAGTGCAAACTTCGATGGGCTGGATGCAGGTTTATTCTGGGGCCGATCTTAGTGTGAGCAGGTACGATGGGTTTGATCCCTCCGAGTTGGATTTGAATTCCTTCTATACCTGGGCTCAGTATTGTGATTATGTCCTTCCTAGTGGGAGTAAACGTTGTACCTTTAATGGTACCTTTGACCAGACTAGCTCACTTTGGAGGGCCGCGATTCAGGTGGCAGAGGTGGGCCGAGCTAGTTTGATGCGCACTGGTACTAAGGTCAGCGTGGTTATAGAGAAGGTTTGGGCAGACCCTAAGCCTCTGGTCACTACTTCTAGTATGCTCAAATGGTCTTTTAAGGAAACCTTCTTGGCCCTTGAGGATAGGGCTGTTGAAATTGAGGCTACTTACAATGATAGAGCTATGGATTATAACCGGACTGTTATTAATGTTTATAATCCTAATATTACAAGTGCCTCAAAGAAGCAGAGTCTTGATCTTCGGGGAATTACAAACGCAGATGAGGCATGGAGGGCCGCAAGGCTTAGATTGGCTCTCACAGAAACCCTAAAGACCTTCTGTGAGTTTGAAATGTCTATTAACGCTGTGGGCTTCACAGTGGGTGATGTTATTGATGTGCAAAGCGATGTGCCGGAATGGGGTTTTGGTGGGCGCGTAGTTAGTGGGACCACAAATAGTATTGAATTGGATCAGAAAGTAAGTCTCGGCACAGGCTCTTTTAGCATAATGGTTAAGGGGGCAGATGGTACTGTTGAGACTAAAGGGATTAATGAAAGTAGTGGGGATTTTAGTACTGTTACTTTGGTGAGTCCTCTTAGTTTTATTCCTGAGAAATATGCAGTTTGGGCGATTGGGAAGGTTGGGCAAACGGTTAAGCCTTTTAGGGTTATGGGGATTTCCAAGTCTGGTGATTTGGATGTAAAAATCTCTGCGATTGAGTATAATGAAACAGTTTATAATGTAGACACCGATGGAAAGGTTTTGCCTACTCCTGATTATAGCCAAACCCAAGTCCTTCCTTTGGTTACTAATCTAAGTGTAAATGAGCGTATTGAGTATGCGAATAAGTACCAAGTGGAAAGGTATTTGGATGTTACCTTTAGTAAACCCCTTGGTACTTATTCTCGGCTTCATGTGTATTTTAATAAGGATGGCACCGGATGGAAGTCCTGGGGATATGTAAATGGATCTTTTAGTATCCCCGGAATTGAGGCTGATGCTCAGTATGAAATTGCAATCACCACGGTTGGCAAAGATGGAAGGGAATCTAATTTAAGGTCTGCGCCGAAATACTTGATTTTGACTTCTACTAATTCCCCTGCAATGCCTGCAAATCCGTATATGGTTAGTGGGATTCAGGGGCTTGGACTTAAAGGTGGGGGGCTTATTTCCAACACCCGAAACTTTCATTTGGCTTGGGATTCTTTTGTGTCTGCTTGGACTCCTGCGCTTTGGTTTAAATATTTTAAGATTGAAGTCCTAACCACCGGATTGGTGCTGCTTAGAACTGAATATACAACTTCTTTTGAGTTTATTTATACTTATGAGTTTGCAAAGGCGGATGGATTTTACCGGGATGTTGTATTTAAGGTCTATGTTGTAGATCAGGATGGGAATGAATCACCGGATCAAAGTATTACAATTTCTAATCCACAAGTTGGGCAGGTCCAGAATGTTACAATCGATGGTGGATATTTGGGTGCCACTGTTAAGTGGGATGCTATTGATGCAGATGATCTTGCAGGATACCAGGTGCTGCTTTCCACGGATGGTATTAATTATGGCATAGCCAGTAGGGTGAGCCCAGGAACTACGAGCGCAACTTTTAGTGCATTACCTGGTGGTACTATTTACGCAAAAGTTGGTGCGTATGATTATTTCGGTGAATTGGGGATTACCTATAGTGTGGCAGCTTCGGCAACTGTGGCTAGTGCGGCCCCTGCTACTGATCCAGAAAGTTTTAGAAAAGACGCAACAGAGACTTTTGATGTGCCTATTTTGGATGGGCACTCCTTTGCAGCGGGCATCTCCTCTTTAAGCTGGAACGCTCATGATCTTTATCACAATGGAACAAAGTATCCAATTGCATCTGGGAGTACAGGCTTTAAATATGTCTGGTGGGATGTTTTAAGTCCGAGTGCTTACCAGAGCAGTGATACAAAGCCAACTTTGGATCAAAGCGCAGGTCAGTTTCATATTGCAGTTTATTATGGCGCAGATGATTTTGATTTAGTGTGGCACGCTGCGCCCAATCAGGTGGTCGGCAGCGGCTACTTTCAGAGAGCCAGCATCAACACCGCCCACATCGATCATATTGACGCCAGCACAGCCAACATCACCAACATCTGGGCCGATAAAATCCGCGTGGGAGGCAGTCCCGTGGCACCGGGCGCATTGGCAATCAAGGATCAGGCCGACTACGGCAGCGATGTCGTCAACGGTCCCCCCGCCGATGCCACAAAAGGGGCCGACTGGAATACCAATATAACAGGAAAACCTGCTGATAGTGAGCTACTTAATAGCCAACAACAATGGGCATCTATTCAAAATAAGCCTAATGACCTGACAACATTGGGGAACTTGATAAATCCTTACGACGACTGGGTGCCCGGCACTTATGGCAATCAGGGTTCTTTTATAAGAATAGGCGAAGAGGCAGAAAATAGAGTCGTTATGGGGCTTGGCCCATTCGGAGTAGATGAAGAGATTTGGGAATGTCTTCCTGATAATGTATCGGGGCCAGACGGCGGATGGTATAATGATTCTGTTAGAGTTGACCCCTCAAAAACTTATATCTGGGGATGCTATTTTTGGACTTTAAATAACAGTGGTAGAACGTATTTGGGTTGTAGACCTGTAGAACGTCTGGATGGTACTGAAGACGCAAACCCATATTTCTTGAATGGACACTTACCCAGCCATGACAGGTGGTATTTAGCGTTAGGCGTTGTTCATCCCGCTGGTTATACTGGTGGTGCTATTGGTCTTTCCGGTCTTTACGATGTAGAGACCGGCGAGAAGGTCTTGAATGGCACTGAATATAGATTTAAAGCTGGCACTACAACCCAGAGACACAGAGCTTACCATTATTACAACACATCTGGCGATTTATCTACTGTATACCAAAGAATGTCCCGCCCCTTTGTTATGCTTGCAAGTAAGCTGCCCCCTCTGGAAGCTCTTACCAAGAAGATGAACACCATTCAGCCGGGCGCGGATGTAACCTCTGATAATGAATCCAAGTCGGTAGCAAATCAGCGAACTTATAAATGGTATGGAGCAAAATATCTATACCCGGCTCCGAAAGATTCAAGACAGCTAAGAGACGAATTTGGGGTGGCCGTAAATAGTTTTGACGCACAGCGGAGGTCTTACACTCTGAGTGTATTCGACCGAGCAACAATGACATGGGATAGCCACGCCGTATACGATCTCCACATGGATGCAACTCAAGCCCAAGCATTGGCCAATGCCCTAAACGCCCTTGACCACTCTAAAATAGTTGTTGTTGGCGGACAACATGCACCAGCAGGCAACAGGACATTATCTGGATTACCGGAGGCTATTTATCGGTGTGGAGGGTCGAGAACAGTCTTTGTCAATGAGAACTGGGGGGGTAATTTCCCCACCTATTTTCTTGCGGGTATTCCCGGACAGGGAGAAGGTACAGGCATTGAGGCGTTTGCTCCCGCAAGCATCGGCGACCTTGAGGTGTCTTTTACGATAAAAAACGGGAATTTGGTGGGCGCTACAAAAACCCCGGATGATGTTAAGCCAGGCGCGGATGTAACAGCAACCAGCGAATTTGTACAGGCAATCTATCCGGCTGATAAGACAGCATTGCAAAATGATATAGACTCTAAAATCATTAGCTGGTTCACCTCTTCCGATCCATCAACATCATGGTCCGGGACGAATGCAAGTCACGCTGGAGACATGTGGTGGAATCCGTCCACCAATAAACTTAGACGCTATAGTGGGACGGAGTGGTCTGCCGAATTAACAGATCAAACAGCAATAAATGCTTATGCCAAGGCAGCCACTGCACAAGACACGGCTGATGAAAAGCGTAGAGTTTTTGTATCTACTCCTACACCGCCTTATGATGTGGGTGACCTGTGGGATAGAGGGAGTGCTCTTGGTATCTGGAGGGCAAAGACAGCGACAACAACCGCCTACAGCCTTACTCATTGGCAGGCTGTTGCAGACATAACCGCCAACAATCCTCAATCTGCCGCTTGGCTGACCGACGCAGGTGTATTAGCCACTCTTGACAGCATTGACACAAGCTATGTAACCGATGCAGGGGATTTAGCTACTGTTAACGCGGATGCTTTAGTATATTTCTCTTCTACTGCTCCCTCCGATCCCGCGAATAATCCTTTATGGGTGGATACCTCATCAACGCCATACAAACTCAAGAGGTGGAGCGGTACAACTTGGGAAGTGATAGCAACGCTTAATACTGGTGCTCTGGCTGATGTTGATGCCGCTGACTGGCAGTCTCAAGTATCCGGAGACGGCAAGCCTGCTGATTATGCTGATGTAACAGCCACCAGCGAGTTCGTTACAAGTATTTACCCAAGCGATAAAGCGCAGCTTGAAGAGCAGATAGACGGGAAAATTTATACCTGGTTTCAGTCCGCTGACCCAAACACATGGGCTGCGGGAGACCGCGCAAAACACAATGGTGATATCTGGTTCAAGACCGATACGAACGAGGCGTTTCGCTATAACGGGGGAACCAACGCCTGGGATGAAATCAAGGACAAGGATGCTCTTAACGCACTCAGCGCGGCCAGTTATGCACAAGACACTGCGGATAGTAAGAGGCGCGTGTTCACCGCAACGCCGGTTGCTCCTTACGATGTAGGTGATCTTTGGGACCGTGGAGCGACCGTTGGTATCTGGCGCTGCGTCACCGCAAGGGCCGCAGGGGAATCATATTCGCTGACGCATTGGGCAAGAGCAGCGGATGTAACTGGCAATAACACCGCAAACGATGTCTTAACTGGCCCTGGAAAGGCAGTTGCCGAACAAGGGGCAACCAATGATTCCGCATGGCGGGCCGGTTCGGATACAACGCTGATTGATGGCGGGAAAATCTATACTGGTTCTATTACTGCGGATAAAATTGCAGCTGGCACCATAACGTCCGATGTGTTCGAGTCAACGTTTTACGGTAATTTGAGCCAAGCTATCAATGTTACACAACAGTCACTGGCAGCAGGCGCTGAATACAAAAAAGAAATAACCCGAACTGATTTAAACAACGCAATAGTAAGCGATATAGATAGAGAGCCTCATCCGGATCACGCTGAAAGTATAAGATTGTTCACTCAGCGCAGATGGGACGGTGCTGAAGAAACCTGGGACACAGGCTATTGGGATGTTCCGGTTGCACCATCCGGCACATTTGAAATTTTGGCGGATTTAGGAAGCGAGCAAACATTACAGATATCGCTTGACTATTTTCTGGACAGAGACCCCAACACAAGTATAACTGTCGAAGCTATTTATTCACTGGACAATGTCAACTGGGGATCCAACGATCCGGGGCTTAATGATGGTGTCTGGGAAACTCTTTCCGCAAATGAGATAAGCTCGAATAGCTATAGAGCCACAGGATCAATTTATACCCTTAGGTATTACAGATTTAAGATAACGCTTTCGACCACGGACACGAACAACAACATCATCGTATATGATATGGTAGTGCGCGGTAGTGTCGTTTACGCGTATGCAGCCAAGATGCGTGAAACAATCGCAGCAGGAGGGACAACTTTCCAGATAACAGGCTTCAAGTCGAATCCGGCAATAACAGTAACACCATTTAGCAGCGTACCATTGATTCCAGTTGTAACTGTCGCAAAGGCCACTGAATTCACAGTAAAACTTTTTAACCTCTCCGGCGTCAGCGTCGGAGGAAAAGCAGATATCATTTATATGGGAGTATAAAAATGGCTTATGATGGAACAAAACCGAGTACAAACGGCCCATTGGTGTCGGCAGATATCCGAGAAAATTTCAGGGCGTTGAAGGACGATAAAATAGTTAAAGCGGATACGGCTAATATAGCGATTGTGGCTAATACAGCGTTTAAGGCGAATACGGCTAATACAGCGAATTCAGTGGCGACAACGAATTTGACAGGAATATTCGAGAGCGCTGAGCAAAGCGCATTCAACGCAAACACCATCCTAACGGTAGCGCACGGCCTTGGGGCACGGCCTCGATTTGCGTTTGCGCGGCTGCGGTGTGTGACTGCCGAGCTGGGGTATAACGTTGGGGACGAGACAGACGGTAATTTCCTGGATAACGACGGCAGTTCCTCGGCTTCTCTGCCGGCGCGAGCGGATACGCGGAATCTCTATTACGCATACGGTGATGCTGTCCCCGAGGTGGTGCGGCAAGTTGCTTCCACAGGAGCGGATTGGGCACGTATCACCCCCGCCAACTGGCGACTCGTTTTTAGAGCAATCAAATAAGGAGGTTTGAATGAATACAATAAAAACACCACTGGAAGCCAAGCATTTCATAGATTCGGAAGGTAAATATCTCGGCGCATTCGCTGGTCTGTCTGTACGCACGGTGAATGACAAGGGAGACTTGGAAGATGAATATATCGAGATGCCTGAACTACCACTAGACGCTATAGAAGTTCCAGAGCCGCCCGAGGATGGTAGACAGATATGGGATATCAATACAAAACTATGGGGGCCAAAACCAGCTAAACCAACACAGGCTGAACTAAATACCAAACAAATCAACGCAGATAAGTTTTTGTGCTCTATGATCGAAGAGCTGGCTGAGAGGTTAAATGATTCTCAGGAGGAGTTGAAAGCAGATATTGTGGCCAGGATGTCTAAATAACAAATAAAATGCAGGAGGTTTACGCGATGACACCAAACATTGAATCGGTAGTGTGGCTGTAATGGGCCGCTGTTCTGTGTGCGGTCATACGCTGAGACCGGATCGCTCATGCCCTAACTGTGGAGGTAAGCCTACATGAACCCTGAGCAGTTCAACCGAATAATTCTCACTCCGGCGCTGAGACTTCGCAACGCCCGGAAAAGGCATGAGGCAAAACAATGACGATGGAACCCCTGACAACATTTTGAAAAACTACACTGTTGCAAAAGCTAGAGAAAGTGTCACCTGGACCCAGGAAGAAATCGACGCTAACGCCGTTAAAATGATTGCCTGCACCTATCACTGTGGATAAGGAGACTTAAAAATGGATAGTTACCAACTTCAACAGTAACAAGTGCTTTTGCAAATTATTGCTGATAGGAATTTAGAGATCCAGCAATTGAGACAAGAGCTAGAGAGGGCAAAACGAAACCAAGAAAAGGAGGCTGAAAATGGAATGGCTGGCGAGTAATTGGGAAATGGTTGTTGGGATAGGGAGTGCGCTAATAGTATTTATCGGCTCAATCCTTGTTGCGGCTAAAAAGTTTGCGGAATCCACAAAGAGTGAAAAAGACGACGAGATTATAGCGGCTGCCCAGGGTTACTTTGATAGGCTTAAAAGTATTTTGGGCAGACTAAAAACCTCAATATCCTCTTTCCTTGGGAGCAAAAAATGATTCAACTCGGGGATGTATTTGCTACTGAAAATCCAATGGCACTTGGGAAGGCAATCAACGCTGTGCAAACCTTCACCTCTAAGGATAATGCTAGTAGGTACTCTCACACAGGAGTGCTTACTAGCCCCTTTGGGGATGCGCTCGAAGTTCTTTGGACGGTTAAAAGTACGAATATCTTTGAAAAGTATGCGGGCAAGCAGATTGTGGTGGCAAGGCCAGAGGGGGAGCAAGTACAAAAAGAGGGAGCTATTAAGCATCTTAAAAATGATTACTTAGGTAGGGTTTATCCTCTTTGGCGGCTTCCTCTTTTTATCTATCCCCCACTTGCAAAGACCCTAACTTTCAAAGGGAAATTCCTGGTCTGCTCAGAATTCACGGCCAAGTATGAGTATTTAATCGGAGCTAGGCATGGGTATTACACAGGAACTAATCCAGATATGCTAGTAGATGAATGGCAAAAATGGAGGAATTTTGAAATCATCTTTGCTGGTCCGGTCGAGGACTTAAAAGCATTACTAGATTTCAAGTATATAGTTTGACACCTGTATATGGCTTGCATGTTGTGAATTTTCAGGTGCTTTGGCATACTTGGGGTATACTTTAAAATTAGGAGCGAACTTATGCTTGAATTTTTTACTGCCTACCCTGAGATGACAATAAAAGTGGTGGTCTTTGCTTTTGCAAGTTTGGGAGTTTTTATTTCATTTTTGCTTGGGGGGATTATTTATTTCCTCAAGGATTTGGTGGGGACACTTAAAGAGTTGTCTTTTGATTTTCGGGCGCTGAGTAAGGATTTTGTAAAACTAAAAGCCGAGCATGATGTTTTTCACGGTAGATCTCCAAGTAGTGATTTTGACGAAAGGCAAATTCGGGATGGGCGATTTAACTAAGAATTTTAGCAAGTGGGAATTTGAATGCCCTTGTTGTGGGCGTGCTGAAATAGATATGGAGCTTGTTAATACCTTGCAAATGATTCGGAGTTTGTATAAGAATCCTTTGGTTATTTCAAGCGGATTTAGGTGCGAGGCGCATAATAGAAGGGTTGGCGGAAAAGAAACTTCGGCACACCTTAAAGGCAAGGCGGTAGATATATCTTGTGGAAATTCCCGGAGTAGGTTTTTAATCCTAAACTATGCACTTGGATTTGGAATTAATCGAGTTGGCATTAGTGGGAATTTTATCCACCTAGATCTTGATGATGAACTCCCAGGGAATGTAATCTGGACTTATTGAAAAGGATAATACTATGGGCCGGTGTATGACTTGTGGGCACACTCTTAATGAGAATAAGCAATGTCCTAATTGTGGCGGGACTATTTATAGGAGATAAAGATGAAAAAGGGGATTTTGGTAATAATTTTGGCAGTCCTTATCTCTGGGTGTTCGCTTTTTAGCTTAGAAAAAGGCGATGCGGTTTTGGAATTAACAGTAAGAGCTGTGGCCTCTAGGACTTTTGCCGAAAAACCAACTTGGGCACCTGTTGCGTTGAGGATTGCCCAAGAACTTCGAGATGCCAATGAAGAACTTGAGATCGGCTCTCTTAGGGATGTAATCTTCGAGAAGTTACCTTTTCACTTACTTACCCCTGAAGAGGTTGCACTTGTGCAAATGGTTGTGCCTATGATTGAGACTCGGGTTATTGACCGACTCAAGGAGAAGGGGATTGAAGCCCCAGAAGAGACAAAAGCCTACTTGGGCGAGGTGCTTACTAGGATTGAACAATCTGCCGAGGCTTATAAGTGATGCCGATTACGCTGACTCCTATTGCTTATTTACTTAGAGGTGGCCCGGATCATCATAGCGTGAAGGATAAAGACCCCTATATCGCCTCCGGTGTGATTACGGTCTTTGCCAATGTTGCATATGTATCTGGTGCTTGCGGGGAGATGCCAAGGGCGGAGACGCTGAAAGCTATTAGGCAGATCAAAAAGGAGTTGGGAGTTAGTAAAGTTATTTGGGATCGAGCTAACAGAAAGAGAATAGAAGTATGAATCCATCATTGAAAAAACTAGCAACCGAGCTTGTGTCTGACCCGGAATCGCGGGGCTACGCCAGCATGACCTCAGAGCAGGCGGCAACTGACTTGAACGAACCACGCTACCTTATCGTGAAAGAGGTATGGCTCAACGAGCGCACACTTTTTGCCCTGTTCGGAGCGGCCCGCGCCACCGAGATCATGGACGGCCTGCAAGCGTCTCCCGACAGTCTGAGCCAGCGCGTCTACGGGATGCTGATGGATAGAGGGTCAGGCGGTATTGATGTGGGACACGCCCAAACTAGAGGTATGGTCGGCAGCTTTGTTTTGAGCGGGCTGATTACTCAGGCCGAGGCTAACCAGATCCTTGCGCTGGCGGAAGATTACCAGAGCCGGGCGCAGCAGATCGGGTACAGCACAGTCACAGAGCAGATGATTTTAAGAGTCAGGGAGGCAGCATAATGGGTGGCTTTACTTTCGGAGCATACAGCCAGCTTGGAACAACGCAAAGTATCGCGGCGGCAAGTAATTTCGTTTTTGGCACGGTCGATAATGCGGGCAAGACCGGCGCTGAGATTAGCGTTGTTGCGACTTTTGATGCTCTTGCAACTGAGAGCAACGCCCGTATCCAGATCGAGCGCGATGTGGACGGAACAAATTTCGAGAGCATTGATGCTGCGCCTTTTCCGGTTCCGCTGCCGTTTACTTCTGGCGGTTCACAGACCGAGAGGGTTATCCCCGTGGACGCAAACCAGTGCGGCAAATTCCGTGTACGCGTTGTCAACGACGATATTAATTACGGGCTGACCGGCGTTACTGTCCGTATCAAACAGGCGACTTTTGCATGATCTACCGTCCTGACATAAAGCCGCCGATGTGGGGACCGCCTGAAGCTGTGCAGTGGGCTGTGCGGCATAATGCGGAGAGGTTAGGGATTGATCCTGCGAGTATTAAGTTGCTGCTGCCGTTTTGGGAGGTAGCAGGACTACCGATTGATTTAGCTACTTCATTGGCTACTCAAGAGTTCGGTACTGGGTTCTTTACTGAAAAAGGATATTATTTTGATGGGGCGACTGGGACATACATAGAAACAGCGTACAATGGCAGGATAACGGAATATACTGCTGTTGTCCTGCCCAGACAGATAGAAGCGTACCAAGGCTTTGCTGCGTCAGGATTCACGTCAGATTACTATGACAATTTTGCTTATCGTTTTGATAGCGATTTAACAACTTTAAGGTTTTACTCAGACCTTTTCAACTTTTCTGGGGAGGTTTCTAATGTTGTTGCAGCAAATTGTGACAAAGACGCACAGTTTGTTTACCAGTTTTCAGAAACAGGATTATTCCAACGGGTTTACAACGGCCATGATTTAGTTATATCAAATAACTCGCTTGCTGGTAGTGTCAGAACTGGGAGAACCTCTGGGACACTAATCGGAAGGCACGCGACAACATATAAAGCAGGTATTATAGCATCATTTGTTGCTTTTAATACTATAATCAGCACATCCCAAATCACCCAACTCCACGAAACCCCCTACGCTCTACTCATGCCCGTTGCACGCCCGTTTATTTTCGATATGGCGGGGGGAAGTGGAATTTCGCTTGCCCCAAATAGTTTAACCCAGCTTAATAGTATTAGCGCACCCTCTTTGGTGCAAAGCCATATTCTTAATGGGGACGCGCTAAATCAGAGGAATACTCTTAGCGGATTGGAATTAACAATAGCGCAAGAATTGGCTATTGCAAATTTAATAAGTTCAAATAGTCTTAGTAGCGTAGGGCTTGCCCAGAAAAGTAATTTATCAGTTGATAGTTTGGTAAATGCGCAAAGTATTAATGAGGTTGATTTAGTTCAATTCCATTTGCTTGGGGTTGATGGGCTATTGAATAGTCAAACCCTAGAGGGTATTGATTTAAAGCAAGCGAATATACTTGGGGTTGATGATTTAACTATTAGCGCAGACCTTGAGTCTTTAGTCTTAGCGCAGAAGAATTTGCTGACCCTTGATTCCTTGGTGTGCGCAAATAGTTTGGGCTCACTCGAACTTAATCTGGGCACACTGCTGAATCTTGAAGGACTTACTCAAGGTAATGCTCTCGGTTCTTTGGATTTGAACCAAAATAATCTTTTAGCCCTAGAAGGTTTAAAGCAGCTTAATACTATTGAAAGCTCGGAATTAATCCAAAAAGCCCTACTTGGACTTGAATCTTTAACCCAAACTTCAATACTCGAAGGGCTTACTCTCAGCTCTGCTATTCTTCTTGCCGTTGAATCTTTGCAGAATGCTGCTACCCTGCAAGGAGTAGAATTGCTGAGTGGGTTTTTGCTGAGCGTCAATTCTTTGACACAGCAATCCTCCATAGAAGAAATAACCCTAACCCAAAAGAACATCCTTGAAGTTGCTTCTATGCTGGAAAGCAATCAGCTTCAAGAGGTTAGTATTTACATTCCCGTTGAGGGGAATTTAATCACAATAAGTGCCAAATCATCTGGATTTGGATTTTCAACTAAAACAAATAGCTTTGGGTTTATTGGAAAAGGAGATAATTAAATGGCTAAGAAAGTAAGCGCAAGTGTGTTGGATGGTGGGTTGGATGCGATTGCGGCATGTACGGAGATGTATGTTTGTACAAGTGAGCCGTTAGATAGGGCAGCGGCAATTAGTGCTTCTTTGGTTGGTGCGGTAGTATTGGATGCAGCGGATTTTACCAAAGCCGCTGGAACTGGGACTAACCGGAAAATTACTGTTGCCCAACAAGCGGATATTCCGATTACATCCTCTGGTGATGCAACTCATGTTGTACTTTGCACGGGCACTGAAATGCGGGTGGTTACTACTTGTACGCTTCAAACACTCACCAGTGGTGGCACGGTGACTGTACCTGCGTTTGAATATGAATCTCAGCAGCCTATTTAATAAGGAGATAAAGGAATAGGGTATGCCCGATTTTAACTATCGAAATTTGTATGTTTCTGATTTTGCCGATAATTGGGGGCCATATAGGTTTGAATTTCCTGCGAATAGTGGGCAAACTACTTCTGATGGGCTTCTGCCTTATGGGGCAGGGATTCAGAGTGCAGAGGTTAGAGCCTTTGTGGGGCTTCCAAAAAAGACAGATTCCCTTGATGAATTTGAGGAAATCACGGGGATTTTTATTGATCCAGATCGGGGAGTGCAGGTTAGCAACGATGCGATTGTCTTTGATGTGCTCCACCCAGGGGCAGCTTATCGAGGGAATAGGATTGGGATTGTCTTTGATTTGACCCTTAATACTGGCGCAAAGGATCGGTTTGTTTTTTATTGCTTTAGGACTTGATTAGGAATTAAATAGGTAAAAAGAAAAGGGAGCCTTTGATTTGGGCTCCCTTTTTATTAGCTTTTCCCACCTTTTGATGCTTCCCGTCTTATGCAGGATATGCAAGTTAGTCTGCCCAAAGAGTATGAAGCCGCTTCGTTACTATTTCCGCACACCCTACATTTGAGATCCACCTTTAGAGGTTTAAGGTTGGCAAGCTCAGTAAGATGGCGCTTTGTCCAGCAAGAAGGACATTCATAGGAAAATTTTGGCACCCGCTCTAATGGAACAAGGGTAAAGCAAGACCGGCAGGTTATTAGATCAATGCCATAGAGGGCAAACTTGCTAATCGGGGATGCGTATTTCATTCGGAACTTGTATTTAATAGCTTTCCTGCATACTTGGCAAACATTCACGCCTTGCAGAAAGGAATCCTCGGGTTTAGTAATCCCGCAATGTGAACATTCCCGATGATTGGTTCCTACCCCTGCGTAATGACAAGAAAGGCAGATGCCCTCGAATAGTGAGGGCACCTCCTGATTACATTTTGGGCACACCAAGGATTCAGCACTCATCAGCTTCCTCGTTTGCAATTATTTGAAAAATATCCATGCTTATTGTTATGTCCTCAAAGGCATCATGGGCTTTGAAATCTAATTCAAACCAATCAGCTAGGGTTGAGAGTTTATAGTTTTCCGGCTTTTCCTCCTTGCCCACGAAGTAGTTTTTAGCAAGTGGGTGAATGTCAAAGATAGGTTCTTCGGTTATGTAATTCCCAAATAATGGGGAATGGCATTTTTCAAAGAATGCCTTCATAAACCGGACGTCGAAGCCTACTTTGAAGCCGCAAGGGACTAGGAATTCCTCTGGATCTTCTGGGTCAATCCAGCGATCTAGGATTTCAATAAAATCCTCTAGGGTTTCCCTCGGGTCTGGATAAGAGAGCAAGTCCTCCATAGTTGTGCCGGATACATTTAGGGCAGCCTGTTGGATGTTGTCGCCTTGAAATGGGCGTGCTTTGAGGTCAAAGCGGTCCACCTCTTCTCCGTCAACAGTTATGACTCCGGCAACTTGAATCAGGCCATTCTTTTGGGGTGAGAATCCAGTTGTTTCACAGTCAAGCCAAAGAAGTTTCATGACTTAGATCCTTTTCTGTTTGCAAGTCTAGCAGCAAGGGCTTTTGCCTCTTCCTCTTTTTTGCTCTGTTGGCTTTGCTCCTTTTGCCCAATGTTGGAAGAGGTGCTTTTTGCTTCAACATTGTCTACCTTCAAAGTGGCAGCGGTTGGCTTTGGGTCTTTGGGCTTTGCATTGTGGGAGTCAAGAATCTCCTGCACACGCTCTGTATGTCGGTCAATAATTTCTGCCCTAATCTTAGGGTGAATCATTTCGACCGCACTTCTAAGGCCGGATCTCCCTTTAAGGTCTGCCCAAATCCAAGTAACGATTTCCTCTGCGATTTTTTGGTCTTTCATAGTTTAGTCCTCCAATAGGTAGGTTAAGTCCCCAAAGATAGAGGGGAGCAAGAGTGAGAATTTGTAAAGGGCACTAAGCATTAGGGTGCGAATTTCAATTTGGGCGTGCTTAGTGCAGCGAGCCTTAAATATATTGCGCCACTCTTCCAAGTTTGCGGTGATGATAAGTTCGGTCTTTGCATCATGGGGGAGTCCCCCTCTTGCATCTTCGGGCTTAAGCCCTGCGTTTAATTGCCAAAAATAGTAATCTTCCGAATTATGTAGCATGTTGAGCCAGGAACATTCGGCCTCGGGTAAATTTAAAGTATGAATATCCTCTAGGTTCCTGGGGGTTATGTTTTTAACCCAATGGGGAATTATGAATACGACATTAGACCCTTGGGATTCCTTTAGGTAGTTTACAAATCTCATACTTTCTTGGGTAAAATTAGCAAGGCCGTGGCGTACAAATTGATGACTTGCGGCTCGGGAGCAATGGATTTTAACCCTTAGGGTTTCATGCCGCAGTATAGAGAGGTGCCCTTCTTGGATTCTAGCCTGCAAGAATTTCTCGGCACTCCCTGGTTTAGCAAGCCCTTCGCTTTTGTAGCAAACTCTCCCTATTTCCTCCAACACAACTGGGATTTCCTTTTCTATGTATTCCAACTTAGTTGGAGATTCATAGAGTTCTATTTTTGGATATATTAGTTTCATCCATTTAGCCTCCACAACTTTTGTATCCGCAATTAGTACAAACTAGGCAACTTCCACTATCTGGTGTGAGTTCATTCCCGCAGTCTGGGCAAAGTTCTTTGAACCCGGCTTCTTTAAATTTGCCATTTTCTAGGTTTGTATGCTTACGGAGAATTTTGGCAATTCCATCTGGGATTGATTTTACAAGTCCGAGTTCACTGAATACTGGTTTTGCGCCAACGATTCCTTCGAGTTGCTTGATTGGTTCTTCAACAGAAAAGCCTCCTTGGAGCATGGCACTAATTAGGCGGCCAATTGATTCGGCTTTGGCATTCTCACTTGCACCTCCTTTACCTATTGTGCAAACTACTTCAAAGGGATAGCCCTCGTGGTCATTGATTGAGACGAGCATTTTGCCATATCCGGTGTTTACGGAATAGGTGTGCCCAAATAGTACATCCGGGCGATCCTTGGTTTTAATGAATTCCTTAGTAACTTGGGCAGTCCCTTTGGTTTTTGCATCCGAAAGCACTTGATTGGCTTTTGAGCCATCACGGTAGATTGTAATTCCCTTACAGCCGGATTTATATGCAAGCAGATATGCAGACTTCACATCCTCAATAGTTGCCGAACTTGGCATGTTTATTGTCTTAGAAACAGCCGCGCAAATGTACTTTTGCCAAGCCGCTTGCATCTTTATGTGTCCCTCTACTGAGATAGCCTCAGCGTTTTGGAAATATAGAGGTAGCATTTTGTCGGGATTTACCTCTTCCCATTTTTCATAAATAGGATGCTTGTGGATTACAGTTGTATCCATGCGGAATTCTTTTTGCTCCCAGGCGAATACAGGTTCAATGCCGGACGAGCAATTCGGGATTATGCTGATTGTGCCAGTAGGGGCGCAAGTAAGGAGGGCCGCATTTCTTGGAGTATAATCCTCCAAAGGGATGCCCAAAGTTTCTAGTGCGTCCTTGATATGTTGTTGGGGGCGGAATTTTTCAATCAGCGGAAATGCACCTTCCTCTAGTCCCATAGTATGGGATTCAAGCACTGAGTTGTTAAGGATTGCAGAGGCAAAGGATTCTGCAAAATCTCTGGCTTCTTGAGAATCATATGGAGTTTTTAATTTCAAAAGCGCGTCTGCCCAACCCATTACTCCAAGGCCAATCTTTCTGCTTTCCCTAACTCTCTTGGAGATTCTTTCAAGTGGGAATTCCCCTTTATCTATGATGCGATTCAAAAAGCGAGTAGCGATCCTAGTAACTTCGGCAAGCCTTTCCCATTTGATATTCCCCTTAGAGTCTACCATCTTGCTAAGGTTGATGCTTCCAAGGCAACAGGCTTCATAGTTTGAAAGCGTTTGCTCGGCACAAGGATTTACCCCGACTAGCCTATTGCCCTTTCCTTTGAGCAGATTCTTCTTCTCAATGGTGTCCATGAATATTACTCCCGGATCACCATGTCGGTGTGCGCTTTCTACTAGGAAGTCAAAAAGTTCCTGAGCATCAATTTCCCTAACTGTTTCTCCGGTTTTAGGGTCTTTAAGCGCAAAAGGTTTTTGCTTCTCAACCGCAAGCATGAATTTATCTGTAATACCAACGGAAATATTAAAATTATTAAATACTCCATCCTCCCTTTTTGCCGAAATAAACTCATAAATGTCTGGATGTTCTACGGAAAGCAATCCCATACTAGCCCCGCGCCTCGTGCCGCCTTGTTTGATCGCGTTAGTACTTTCATCGTACAAGCGCATAAAAGGGACTGGGCCGCTTGCTATGCCTCCGGTGGATGTTACTATAGAATCCTTGTGTCGGATGTTCGAGAAGTTGTAACCTACCCCTCCTCCGGATTTAAAGATTTTAGCGCTGTCGGAGAGTATTTTGTAAATGCCGTCTATCGAATCCGGTACGTCAAGTACAAAGCAGGCTGCTAGTTGGTTTAGGCGGCCAGGGACTCCGGCATTTACAAGGCAAGGTGAGTTTGGGAGGAATTCGCCTTTTGATAGAATGTCGAAGAAATCTCGTTCTTCGGATTCCGAGGATGCCAAAAATTTAGCAACTCGATAGCACATACCTTGGAAGTCTTCAATTACATTTCCCTCTTGATCCTTTAGTAGAATTCGCTTTTCGAGGGTATTTTGCGCACGCTCTGTTAGTTTGATCATCATTACTCCTATGCGTATTTTTCAAAAATCTTTTTCCCCTGTGGAGTGATTGCAATATCCACGGAGGCTTTATTTTGGTGAATTGAAATTAAATTTGAGCTTTCAAGGGTTGCAAGGATTCTTTCAAATTCCTCCTTATCTACATCTTGAATGAAATAACTAAGGAGTTCCCCATATTCTAGGGAGTCCACAAAATTCAGGGCATTCAAAATTCTGAATTGCGTTCCGTTGTTTTTATTATCCCCTGCGCTCATGTAGATGAATTTCATATTATGTTCAACGCGCCGAAGAAGTTCGATTGCCATTTTGATATGGACTTCTTCGATTATTAAGGAGAGGTCCGAAATAGCAAGGAGCATAGCGCATTTTATTATGTGAATATGCTTCCTGGATTGAAATTCCGCATTTGTGGCGGTCTGCCTTTGAAGGGCTTTGAAATTCTCCGCTCTCCATTCATTGAAAAGCTCTTTGGCTTCCTTTGAAAAGGTAACATGCCCAAATAGTTTGGCAATTTCCCTAAATTGGTCAATCACTCGGTCCCTAGCTTCAAGCTGCTCTTCACTCTCTTCCGCAAACATATCCTCCAACCGGGTTTGATTACTAAATACAATAACACACCTGCTGATGAAGCCCCCTGCAACTGCATCCTTAATAACATCTGAACAAAAGCGGTCCGTGGTTGCCCCGGAAATTAAATTAAAGCATGGATTTACTATTACATTTTCCCCTTTGTTTTTTGTCTTATACCTCCATTGTTTATCCGAATCGTATATATCGGTTAGGAAGTCCACCATTGGTGTGCCGTCGGCTAGTAGGGTGACAAGCTCGGAAGCGATTGCGGTCAAAGCACTTGAGCCATACTCTTTATTATTTGGGGTTTGCATGATTTCAAATGACTGCTCAAGGTCTTGAATCAGGGCTTGCTTAGTTACTGAATCGTAAGCAAATTTAACCCCTACATCTGCCTCCTCTACCATGCTCCTACCTATCCGCATCGCCGTACTTTTTTTGCCCATCCCTGGAAGGCTAACCAATGTTACAAACATATTTGGATAAACATTGAAGTATTGGAACTTAACCCATGCTTTTTTGCCAATAACCGAGGCTACCATAGATAGAAAAACCCAGATGTGATAATCCTCTGGGCTTTCTGAGTTTGAATTATATAGTAGGTAGTCCTCTAAGATCATTTTAAGAATCCAATTTAAAGATTGCGTTTAAGTTGGGCGTGGACAAGTTTTGCACGGTGGGTTAGTTCTGCCCGAATTACCTCTGAGCCGTGCTTGTTGGCAAGCAAGTTTGTTAGGTATTCGATATAGGTGTTGGAGTCTGGATCACGCATACTTGCAACAATTGCACATTGATGTACAAGCGGGGAGATTTTGTAGCTTTTATTCTGAGGGGTTAGCTCCTTGGTCATCATTGTGCTAATCATAGCAAGATCTTCGAAGGAATACTTGTCCAGGAGTTCTGGGCAAAGACGCACAAGGAGTAAAGGGTTTTTGGGTTCAAAGAAATGACGAATTAGGTAGATTTTAAATTCCTGCTCTTTAGACATAAAGACCTCTTATTGTGGATAATACATTGGATTTAAACTCCGTTAGGGTTTTGGTGTTTAGGATGTTTGAATCATATAGGATTGTAGGGAGTGGGAATTCTGAGCAATGGGAATCGGAATAAGGTGTTTCCCGCTCGATTAGGATTACTTTGCCTCCTAGGGATTGGATGAATTGGATTTCGTGGATTTCCCTCACATCGTCTATAAAGATGTTGGTGTTGGATTTAAGGCGTTGGGCTAGTTTGATGATCCAATAATAGGGATTTTGGGCGCGCCGAAATTCGGTGCCCCAGAATTGTAGAAGTTTCCTGATTGTAATATAATAGACGCCGGAATCGTAGTAGGAGCAGAAATCCTCTAGGCCATAAGGCAATAGGTCTAGGCAATAGGAATCCCGGAGACGTAGGAGGTGTTCTTTATCTGACTGGGTGCCCCAGAATAAGGATTGCTCCACAAAAAACCCAGAGGAGCGCACAAAGTTATAGGCTTCCTCTTTTAAAGCGTCGCCAAAAGCTAGTCGGATGCCGTCAAACTCCTCAATGGCAAACCTAGCTGCGGTGGTCTTTCCTACTCCGATGTTTTTTCCGAATCCTACAATCATAATGTTACCTCTGTGTATGTTTTTAGGGTAGCATAACATACAAGGAAGGGTGAAATCAAGTACAAAGTTTGTAGTAAGATTGGGTGTTTAAATCCCTAATTGGGCTATGCCCAAGTTCGGAATTCAATAACTACTTTGTTGTTTTTGATTTTTACACCAAGGAAGCTAATCAAAAGGTTGCCCCGCCAGTAGAAATCTTTGGCCCCGATAGTATTGGACCAATAGCCTAACTTTTTAATTAGCATAGGACTAGGGATATAGCCTTCTTTTCTTTTAATGGCCTCTTGGAGTAGGTAGTTTTCCTGCTCTAAGGCGGATTCCGCAATCTTTGAAATGGCATCGTTTAGTTGGTTTGGCACACCTTAATCTCCTATTTTGTAATATGATACCGAATAAATGGATTCCGTAGAATTGCCAACACTTTATTTCTTTTATTCCTAACCATTTCAGGGCTTATTCCCATTAACCTTGCAGTATATGAATTAGATACAACCCCAGCGCCATTTAAACCATAAACAGTTAGAAGCACGTCAATTAGTTTTTGCGTTTGTAACTGGTTAATATGCCGCCTTCCACCTGGTATGGTTTTTAAACTATTGATGGTAAGAATTTTAGGTAGAATAGCCCTAAACTCTTCTGTGCTTACTAATTTATACTTTCCACCCCAAAGGTCTTGCTCAAGTTTAACTTTGCCTTGTATCCTACTTTTATCGCGCATACATTTATTTCTTGCCCTAGGACTCATTTTTTAATTTCCTTTGCTCCTCAATAAGTTTATTTTTCACCTCTTCAAATTCCTGCTGATTGGTAATTTCATGAAGTTCTTTCCAATTAAGCCCAAGCTCAAAATCACTAGGAATTGTAAAAGTATGTCCGTTTATAGTAATAGGAACCGCCATGCACTCTTGGAGGAATTCAATAACTTCCCAGGTTAAATCATCCTTATGGCACTGCCAAATTATCTGGTCATGCACTTGGAGGAGGAAGTCCAATCTAATATCCCCAAGCCGTTCTTTGTAGGAATAGTAATAATTAATGATTGCTTTATTGGTGAGATCCCCAACGCAAGATTGGGGCTTGAAAGCGCAGGCTTTATTAAAAAGCCGATCCCCCCAGAAATCAAAGAAAGTAATCACCCTGCCAAAAGGACTTACTAAGGTTTTATCTTTATCTTTTAATTCCTGAATAATTCTTTCCTGATATTGGCGCACATTTGGGTAAGCTAAAAAATAAGCATCTAGCAATTCGGCACATCTTGTTTTTGTAAAATCATACCCCTCTTTGGCTAATTCCTTCTGCATCCTAAATGGCGTAGTACGATAGTTTGAATTCCCAGAAACCATAACATTACCGCCGTAGCGAACTAGGAATGCACCAGTAGGAACTGTAGGGCAGTAAACAAAACCGGAATACTGGGATTCACTTTTTTGCATGGACTCTAGATATGAATACTGCCTGTTGTTTATAGAAACCCTATAGCATTGTTTATGCCCTTCCCTCTTGTCTATACTCTTGCGTACTAATGCTTGGCTTCCGGTAATGTGGCATAGGGTTTGATACCATTCTGCATTTTCCTTCTTTGTAGTTATAAACTCTCTTCTATTTCTTACATCATTACTTTCATGCCCGTCCCACTTTAGGCACTCCTCTCGGATTAAAAGCAGTTGGCGAAATGATAAGTTGAAAATCCAAGGCCCAAGTACCTATGATTGCGGTTGCGGATTCTATATACTCCCTTGGTATGTAATAACAATGTGTGTTCTCTGTGTCTATACTCTTTGTATAACTAGGCACCGAAGTAAGCAGATTATTTAACCGCTCTATTTTCCTCTTCTTCCTGAGCCGAAAAGTAACCTGCCCTCCTTTAGTTATATACCCATCAGCTAGAATAGCCATTGCTAGCTGCAAATCAGTATCATCGTACACTTCCGAATGCACTTCAATACGCCCAACAACCGGAAACCTGGCATACTTAGCTTTCATAAGTTCATCTGCCGTTGACTCACGCAAGGGCTTTCCGGCAGCTTGGATGTAATAAAAACGATGCTCTGGTGTTACATTTGTACTGTAGGTTTGACCCTTGAAATTTACCATGCGTCCTGTGTAGGGGTATGAGTGTAAAGCTGTAGGTATTACCCAAGACAGCAAATTTGTCTTGGGGTCATGTTGTAATATTTCCACTCCCGGTTGAAGATCAGCTAAGGCCACCCAACCACTGCGAGTTAAAACCTTAGCATCCCCAGACCAGCAAGCGTGCGAGACTTTTTTGCCAAGCTGCCTATCCGCATAATTCGCTTTGGTTACTGGTTTGCCCAAAATCTCTGTAGCGTTTGTAGAATGGAAATCCTCACCGTTCAAAGCAGCAAGCATTTTCTCACATCCGGCAAGATACGCAACTACCCAGGATTCTGCTTTTGCGTAGTCCGGGCCTATTAGGATGTAATCCTCATCAGAACAGAACATAATTCTAGCGGACTTAAAGATTGTTTGAAGATTCCCTCCCGTGCCAGTGAAGGATTTGCTAGATGCGGCGCGCCCAGTTTCAGTTCCCGCAGCCTTTAGTGTTGTGCGCACTCTATTATCCTCGTCCACCTTAATTGAATAAAAAGAGTCCTTCTTCTTGTACTCCCGAATAAACATGATTGTGCTTATTAATTCATTCCCATATGGGAGAAGGGATACTAAGGCATCTTCATCCGTGGTTACTCTGCCACCTTTTATTCTGCGCGGCAACTTGCACTGATCGTACAAGTATGAGGGCATCTGCTTGCTGGAATTTATATTCAGCTTTCTTTCTCTTGGATCTTTAAGGGATTTTTTCTCTGCTTTTTGCTTTGCAAATTCAATAAATTTTTCGTGCGTATCCCAATCCTCGTCGCCCCCGACTAAGGTGTGCAAAAATAATTCCGCTTTGGCGACTAGAATATCATTGTGATCCTTTAGTTCTTGCTTCCGAGAAAGGTCCATCTTGATGCCTTGCAGTTCGGCAGTCAAAAAAGGTTCAAGGAGGGCCATTTCTTGCTCAAAGATATGCTCAGTTCCTCGGGATTTTAATAGCTCTGCTTGAGCTTCTTGGATGGTGATTAGGGTTGTGCAGTCTTTGCCATTATAGCGAAAAAATTCCATCCATTCTTCGCGGGTGTACTTATGCTGGCCCTTCCAGTTTTTGCCTTCATCCTTATAGTAAGGTTGCTCAGTGTATAGTGAGCAAAGGAAATCCAGACCTTTTGGGAGATTGCTGAATAGGCAATGTTGAGCTATCATAGTATCCCACCAAAAATTATTCAGCATGATCTTGTAATAATAGGCAAGATACCCTCGGTCATAGTTGCCGTTTTGCAAAATCTTCTTAACTGGACTTCGGAGAATTTGATCCGTCAATCGAAGGGCTTTGACCAGCTTATCACTTGTCATACGCGAAAAAGGGAGCACAAAGGCTTGATTTTCATTTTTGGCAAACCCTATGCAGGTTAGCCACTCGAAGCAAGATTCAATATCCGTTGCGATTTTTGATTCAGGGTTGGAAAGGAATTCAGCATTTAGAAATTCCTCCGCTACTAAATCCAGATCATCGGTTATGATTATTTCCGGCTCACACCGCATGAGGTCGGGAGTTTTATAATGCCTTGCTAACTTCTGAGTATCCCAATCCAGCACAGGCCAGCAATTAGGACGAGAATGAAAATAGCGATTATCCTCAATTGCGAGTACCTTTGTATTTGAGATTGAAGAATTAAGCACAGAGCCCCGATAGTGGGAAATACCCTCTACGTTGGTTAGGGCGCGCAAAGCTGTTTCGCCACAAGCTACGATTACGTTGGGGCGGAGCTTGGCAAGTTTTCTCTTTAGAAGTTCCCGCCAGCACTCAAATTCCGCAGGGTGAAGGGGGCGGTATTCCGTGAGCATGGGGGGTTTAAATTCCGGCCAACGTTCTTCCACGGCGCAAAGCATAGAATGGTCAGAGAGATTGATTCCTACGCTCTTTAATGACCTTTGCAGGACACCCGAGCCTTTGTCTGTGAATAGCCTCCCATTTGTATCGTCCGAATAAGTAGGGGAAGAGCAGACAAAGCAAATCGGGGCATTCTCTATGTAGCGTTCCAGATTCATGGAATTACTTTCTCCATTTGATCCATAAGTAAATGAATTCATCAAGGGATAGTTCATTTGTATAGTACTCATGCCCACAGGTGCAGCGGATGTAGAAGCCGGACTGAATTTCGGAAATATAAACCGAGGCTACTTGCTTAAGGTCGATGAATAGTTCTTTATTTTCAAGAACAAGGATGCCTTCGGTTATGTACCAGGAATCGGGGTTTTGGTTTAGGATATTAGGCATTATCCTTCCTCCTCAATAGGTTCAAACAGTCTAGTAGGATTCTCAATCCCGCAAAAATACCTAAAAATATTAAGACTCTCTCTTACTTGATCCGATCCTAGCATTGTTTGAAGCAACAACCTATCACGCTCATCAATTAAGGGTCCATTGGTTATTGTGATAGTAATATGCCTATGAGGTAATCCACTTTTGCTTTCTTTTTCCTCAACTTCATAATCCCAATTTAATCTATTGTACATATCTTGGAATCTACGTAGGAATAATTCATACTGGTCGTCAGTGTCTATATCTAATTGGATTTGGTTAGGTTTTGGATATACAACCTTGCAATTTTGTTCTGCTGCGGCATCTTCAGCAACAACGTCAAAATTATAAAATTGGTCGGTTTCTTCTTTAAGATTAAATAAAGTAGCCATTAAACATTCTCCTTCTTTCTCATGAATCTAGCTTCCTTGGGGATTCCGTCGTCGCTTAGTTCTCGGTATTTGAAAGTGACTTTGGTTCCAGGGGGAAAGGATTTGGCATAATACTCTTTAGGGAGTTGGGTGCCTGGATTTTGGCTTGCCCAAATACTAGCATCGTCCTTATTTAGTTGCCTCTCTTGATCGGTGAATCCTGAGAGCTTAAATCTTTTTCCCTCCCACTCTACTATCATTGCCCCCATGAGACCAAGAAGTTTGCTCCCTTTGTCGGTTTCCGTTCCTGATATATAGCCCACAACGGTTGCTTCGGAATCAAGAAATGGCTTGTGTTTATAGGAATGATGCACTCGTTCGGGGGTATAGTTGGAAGCTGGATTCCGGATTACAATTCCCTCCCCACCCAAAGAAAGAACTTCACTTAGGAAGAAATCAATAAACTCCTTGCAATCACCTTTGTTTGTAGGTAGTTGATATTGGGGGATTAGAATAAGGTGATTATTCCAGAGGGTTTGGGATTGCAACTCCCGGTAGAGTGATTCAAAAGAAGGAGGATCGAATTGGATCAAAGGTCTGCCCAAACTTACTAACCACCCCTCTATATCTTTGAATTCCTTCTTGTAGTTCGGAAGATCAATAATAGAATCGTAGAAAATATCCGAGTATTTGGGCGAGTCAAAGATGCGGAATTGCACGTCCTTCCAAGCATCGGGGTCTGGGGTTTGGCGGCTTACAATTTTGCGGGTCTTTTGGTATTGATTCCTCCCACAGCCAAGTTCGCCATCTAGAGGGTAGTAGGGGAGCATATCAAGGAACCAATCAGGAGCTTGAATTGGGTGCCCATATCTTGACCAAAGCCCCGAACAGAATTGCTCCTTTTTGTATCTAGCATCCTTGTCGGTGTTAGCCCAAGGGACTTCGGCCTTTTTCATACCTCTTGTGATCCCGCCGTCCCAGAATGCCCTCTGGTTGTCGAATTTTTCACTAATCAACCAACCTTCTACGGAATGCTTGTTTGGATTAAAGGTGTGGCATTGTTGTAGGAAATGACGCTTAGCCATCTTGGGCCTCCCGATAGATAAAGAATTTATCCTTATTGTTAAGAGCTTGCAAAGCCTGGTCCCTTTGCCCTTTTGTTTTATATTTCCTATAAATCTGCCATTCGGTGAAGCGGTCAAAGAGTGTGCCCCGTACCTTTGAAGGCTCTCGTAGTTTGTATTCGATTTCGTACTTTTTCGGCCCACCCTTTTTCTTCATTCTCCTACCTTCTGGATAATGCTCACAGCCTGTTATAAAGCCATTCGGAGTATCAATAATCGCCTCGCCGCAATGTTCGCAATTAAAAGAACTCATAGCATATCCTTGTTTCGATTGGCATTTCTGTATGCAAGGTAGGCAACAAGGCCAAAGGGCCAAAGAATTGCGAGTGGCAAAATAATAAGGTATTCGCAAAAAGTAAACCTTGGCTCCTTGCAAACAATCCGGTCTTGCTCAAATAGAATCAGCAAAACCAAAGATCCAACAAACCAATATGGTAAAAACTCAAGCATTTAAAGAATCCTCCTTAGATTCTCTTTCCGACAATCAAATGGGTTTGAATTCCTGTGGACAACTTTAACATCCGGGCTTGCATGTAAAAGGAAGCGCCGAAGTAGTATGGTGCGGTATGTTCCTTTTTTGGGATCATAAATAGCAGTGGAAATCACTTTGCAGGGTTTTTTGCGGTTTTTATTCACCGTAGAGACGCGCCATTTGTATTGGGCCAACCTCTCTACATCATCGGGATCAATTAGGATTTTATACTCCTCCTCTTTGTGGGTATAAACAAGGTAGGTTTTGTCCGCCGCTTCTTTGATTGAATTTCCCTTCTGCAAAAGTGCCTCCTATTTAATGTGTTCATCGGAGCATTGGATTTTATATTCGTAGTTGTGGATGAACTTATCTCTTCGGGTTATGCGGAACAGGAAAATTAGGGCAAGGCCGAGAATTAGCCACCCATCTAGGGATTTTGGCACTAAGTATTCCCAGAGCATTTAAACTCCTTTGTTTGAATATGCTTGAATCTCAAAAGGCTCGGGTTTGAATTTAAAGGATTCAACTGCGCGGAGGATTATGAATTTTTGAGTAGGATTTAAAGTAGCAAGCCGCTTTGCTTCTACTCTGGCATCCTCCATGCTCCAATGCTTCCTAGTAGGGGAATGCCCATTTGGATTCCAAATTAAGTAGAATGTTTTTTGTTGGCACATATAGAGCTCCAATTCTAAGGTGGGGTGCTAGTCTCTCCTAGCAGTCACACCACTAAGTAGGTGTCACTAAGATTGGATTAATACTCGAAGTATTTAATCACATTGCGGTAGATGGGTTCGCCGTCTTTGTCCAGCTTAGGGCCATTTGCATCCTTCGCCGGTTCAATATCAACAACAGCGGTGCATTCAACATTCAAAAGATCCTCAGTTGCAAATTCATCGGCAATTTCCAAGCCAGCAGAAAGTGCGAATTGCTTGAATTTAAAAAGCCCCTTCTCGTTGAGCACAAAATTATCAAACACTTTCCGCCCGGTAAATTCGGGATCGTTGATAATTTGAAATTGAGTAGAAAGCATATCGTCATTGTTGCGAGTCTTTTTCTGCTCAACATTCTCAATCGCAAGCTGGTAAGTCCCAGAAGGGATAGGTTCAAATTTGCCACCAGCGTCGATTTTGTCCAGGGTAGTAGGAAGTGAAATACTAGGCATGAGTGTTCTCCTTGTTGGGTTTGAGTTTTACCTTCCCGACATTGGGCAGGTAAGTTGGTTTAAGGTTTAGGTGGTTAAGGATTGCCGAAGTTACTTCGATTTGCAGTTCCTGACTTTCGGCATAGTCTAGGAATTTAAACCAGCCGGATTTTACTTCATAGACCTCCTTTCTAAGTTGGGCAACCACGAAGGTTAGGATTAAAATGCAAAGGGCTAGGAGGACGATTAGGATTAGGGGGAATAGAATCCAAGGATTCATCCTGTTTTCCTTTGCAGTTCGATGATTTTTTCATAGGTGGGATTTTCAATTCTTGCCGGAAGATCCAACCGGCTCTTTGCCGTTGTTGTCCTTGTGGGCTTTGTCTCAATCACATAAGTATTGTTTCCTTTTTTTGCACCAATCCCCGGCTCGGAAATAAACCTATAAACTTCATCAAAATAGATGGATACTTTAGTTGCAAGTTTACCAATGGTTTGAGGGAGCCAGGAAATAACACCTGAGCTATCATCTTTGATAAATTGATCGTGGGCGATGATGATTAGATTACAGTCTGTGTCATTGAGGATTGTAAAAATTGATTCAAGGAGTTTTTGCGCGGCTCCCCAGTCTTGAATCCTCGGAGTTGATTGGTTTACAAGTTTAAGTACGTATTCAAGTGCAAAATCGTTCAAAAAAGTCAAGGAATCGAGAATCAAAGTATCTTCGGCGGTCAAAGTATTAGCCCATGCCTCGACAAGTTTGATCGTCTTTGTGTAGGGATCGGCCTTGGCAAATTGTTTGCCCACCAGATTAATAAAATCCTCGTCCTTTGTTTCTTTTGCACTAATGGTTATGTAGTTAATATCCTTACCACGAAGGGCAAGCATTCCATTGTCGAGATCGACAAAATGCGGGTTTGGGTATGTACTAGCAAGGGTGGTTTTCCCTGTGCCAGCGGGACCGTAGAAAAGGCATCTCTGACTAGCAGTTGTGAGTGTTTTTGTATTAGCCATTTGTTCCTCGGGAGAATGAGATTACTAATATTTTGGGCAAAGAGCAAAACTAAACTTCACCTCGGGTCTACTTCTATTTTGATTAGATCGTGAGGGAGAATGTCAAGGTCTGGGAATTCGGATGGGAAAATAGTTGTCCCGTCCCCTTTGGTTTTGACAATCACAATATGAAGTTCTTCCCCGTTGTTGGTGTATACCTTTTTGACTCTCTTAACTCTACTCTTCATCGTAGTTTCCTATGTAATCAATGAATAGGTCGCTTTCGATCACTCGGCGTTGAATTGATTCCTTAGAGCGACAAACATCCCAATAAGGGCATTTGCCAAATTTACCATGACATTCCGCATATTGGCGCGGGAAATTCTTTTCTTCATCCTGGGAGTAGTGTTCTGCGCCCGTACTAAGACGGGCCTTAATTTCCTCTCCGATGAAATGAATCTCTTTTAGGATGTTTTCAATGTTATCGGAGAATGGATAAAAGGATTTCTCGAATTTAATAGAATTATCCCTTGCGTGGACTCCGTCAATTCGGAATCCTTCTGCATCGGGCACAATTTCTTTGCCCACCCAGGAATAAAGAAGCATTTGCCAGCTTAGTTCAAATTGCTCAAAGAAGTATCCAGAGAGGTACATTTTTGTGACTTTAATATCCTCTAGGTAAATCCTTCCGTGTTCTTTGGAAATATAATCAATAGTACCACGGACAAAAATATCATCGGTTATTTTGATTGTGAATTTTTGCTCCAATGCTGGCTTGCCATCGACTAGGTAGAATTCTTTATCCTCTCCGTATTTTTGTAAGTAAAGCACAAAAACAACTGACATTGGGTTTATTAATTCGACCCATTCTGGGTGTTGGTTGGCGATTTCAACCTTTAGAGCGTCAATAGAATTAAGGCCACCATAAAATAGTTCGTGCATTAGGTGAAAAACAGAACCCCGATTCATGTTGGGGTTTGAAGGCTTTGTTCGCTTGAGGCGATAATTGTAATACCACCTCCTGGGACATGCGTAGTCTTTAAGTTGGGTGCTTTGCAAATAAAGGGGCTCGTGCATTATTTATCCTTTTTTCCAACTACGGAGCTGATTAATTTCTGCATTTGGGCATCCACGGATTTCTTGGCCCCACTTCTTGCACCGGACTTACTAGGGGTTTGCTTCTTAACGGGAGTGCCGGACTTAGCAACTTGAGGGTAGCCTCTTTTTTGGCGCAGCCTAATAGCGAGTGCCCGAATTTCTTCATCCGGCATTTCCTCCAATGGGCGTGGAAATAAATCTTCAAACCTCGCCATTTTCTACTTCCTCCTTCCCAACCACTTTGAGTTCGACAATTGAATTTTCAATTTCAAAAACTTCATACCCCAGCTTCCCAAGAGTTTCGGACACAAAAGCAAGGGAATCAGAAATCCTACATCGGTAGCCGGAATATAGTTTTCCCTTTGATTCTAATTCCAAGAGATCAAAGATATTCCGCATTGGATATTTAGGAGGAGCCTGGGCATCCTCTACTTGCTTATTCTTCCAAGTTACTTGCAAATTAAAAGCGTCGATTACGGTTACTTTTACTTTCTTGTACCAATCAGCGCCGGGAAGTCCATTTTCATTGGCAAATGTTATTACATCCCGGATATTTGATGCTTGGGACAGTGCAGTGCCTTGGGGGATTTGCAAATTAAAAGGAATCTGTTTGCTAAATATGTACTCCCACTTGTCATAGGCTCCGCGAGTTTTACTCCATCTTAATGCCACAAAGAATCACCTGCCTTTCTAGTTGGCCAAAACATTTGTTAATTTGTTCACTTGTTCACTAACTGGCGGGTGTTTAAATAAGGCCGCCCAATCAAGGACGGCCCTACCTATCGACAGACCAATTTAGGCCAAGGGCTGGCTATTTAAACAGCCACACCGTTCTCTTTCAGGTATTCAAATGCGGCATCGACACCTTCACTTGCATACACTCCGTGGGCATCCTGCATGAGTTCCACTTTCCCTGCTTCCACCAGACCTACAAACAGATCCAGAAGCTTCTTAGCACTGGGCTTGCCACCAGTACGAGTGCCCGGCTGGTAGGAATCAATCATAGCCTGGACTTCATCTTCGGGCTTGCCAGCTTTCAGGGCTTCACGAGCGACACGCTCATAATCACCATGCAGGGAGCGATTGAAAAGACGACATACGGTGGTTTCGCCAAAACGCTCAACGGCCTCTTCAATGGAGGTGAATTCCTCCATCTCCACCATGCCAAGTTTACCATCATTGCGGGTTCCGATTTCTTTGCTGATTTTGCTCATTTGATTTGCTCCTAAAGTTAGGGTTAGAGGTTTAAAAGTGATCCCGGCCAAGGGCCAATTGAATATGTGAGTAGGGTAGTGTTTAAAAAATCATAGTGCAAGGGGTAAAGAAGGATTATAATTTTTTGTTTAAATGCGTGTTTTTAGGTCTGAATTTGATTTTAAACAGCCACTTGGCTTATCCAAAGTGCAAACCTAAATTACTTTTAATCGTAAATTTCCCTGCCCTGATCCTATTCAAAGGCACCGGAATTTAGATTAAACTACTAGAATACTTTTCCTATGGAGCAAAGGAATAAAATAGGTGTGTTCTGGGAGATTGCTCGATTGGATGGAGCTAGAAAGAAAGGGGTGGGCAGATAAAAGGTCTGCCCAAATAGAAATTTTTGCAAAATCAAACATTTTAAGCCCTCGCAAGATTTAGGAATTAAACAATTAAAAAATTAAATATGCAGTAGTTTCGGCACGCCCTATTTTTTTGGCAGCGCTCTTGGAATAGACGAATATATCAAAGGAGGAATTCCATCTTGGGTTCATGAGGTCGTTGATTTTAAAGACTCCATAACCTTTGAGGTAAACTTCCCGCCCGAATGTCCAACCTGCTTTGAATAAATCCTCACTCACCGCGACGGTTCCCTCTTTGACTGGCTTCATACATGCGGTTATGAATGGGTCCGAATCGCACTCCTCGACAGTAGGGGTGTAGGCGGTTATTGTGGCCTTGGCTTTGTAGTTGTGGAGCTTGCTAGTATTTTTGGCGATCCGGAGATTGGATAAGGCCAAAGAGGTATGTAGGGTTGCAAGTTCGGAAGTTAGGGCTTCTATGTTGGATTCCAGACTTAGGATTGCTACTTTCTGGGCCTCCTGTTCTTTGAATGTTGAATAAAAGAATAAGCAAAGGAGGATGAATATGGTGATTATGGTTGTTTGGGATTTCATGTCATGTCCTCCAAGCAGGATACATTACCACAATAAGGGCTTAATACTTTTATTGGCTTCTTACATTTTGGGCATACCTTTGGGCCATATTCAGCATTAATTGCTTTCTCTAAATAAAGCATTGCGCATTCTAGGTAGGTTCTGGATTCACAACTTGATACTTGGTTTTTGACATTTTGCATTCCAGCAAGAGCACCAGAGAGTTGTAGCTTCCTCCAATTACGCTCGCTTGCTTTTTTGGCCTTGTATGATTGGCTTGACATTTAATCCCCCTTGCTATTAAGAATCCG